TCATTTACCTTTGTCAAGGTCACTTTGTCGAGTTCTACACGGAAGTAGCAGTTCCGTCTATACCCGAAAAGTTCGGTCTTTCCCACCTCCGGATCCCGCTCGTTCAGGGCGTTGACCACCGCGTCCGCGTCCTGGGGTTCCCCCTCGAAGTAGCCAACTGACTCACTTGTCACCATAATATCGCTATCATCAACCCGTTGCTTGATCAGATAGATCGGCATATCAATCTCCTTTGTATCCACATAGGTGAAAAAAGACACTTCCTTAAGATTTAGAAAGGTAGCTCGTCCTTGGCCCACCCCTTCCGCTCTTGCTTGTCGTCGTCCGGCAGGGGCGCACCGCAGTTGAATTCCCTGACCACCTCCTCCTCTTCCGGCGACAGGCCAGCCAGCACCCGCCACACCTCCTCCTCGTCATCGTCGTACCATTCTTTCCATCCGCGCATCGTTTTCCCTCCTCGATGAGAGTGCCTGTCGCAGCAATATTGTCTCACGGGTCGAACATCGTCCCGAAGACGGCGACATCCCCCACCCGCTTGGCTGCCTGATCCTGTATGTCGCACAAGAGGCTGGCCAAGTAGGCGAGTGAGGTGCCCCCCTCCTCGCTTCCGATCCGCTCCACAATGTCCGCCTTCGCCACACGCAGAAGGCTGAAGTCAATTTCCAAAGTCACCGTAATGCGTTTTTTCACACGCACCTCCCTTCAGTCTGGAGTGCCTGTCGGAGCGATATTGTCTCAGGCACCCCGCGTGGTTCATTGAAAAGCCCCCCGCACTGAGAGTGCCTGTCGCAGGGAAATTATCTCACCGCGGGTTCGCGGATTTCCACCGGGTACCCCCTCAGTGCAGCTCGGGACGATATTGTCTCAGCCCCCAGCCCAACCGGCCCTGTCGGGCCGGTACATTTGCGGCGACAGATAAGTGCATGGGGGTCCTCCAGGTAAATAAATAAAAAAAGGCCGGGGGGCTTTCGCCCCCCAGCCTTGTCCTAGAACGGGATGTCTTCATCGACCGGCGGCGCCTGTTTCTCGACGACTGGCCGCGGTGGCGGTTGCTCACTCCCCACATCGTCGTCATACCAATCTTCCGGGTGTGGCACCGGCGGACCCTGGTAGAAGGGGTTCGGCATCCACGCATCGAAGTCTGTCAAGATCCAGGCCGATTCCGTCCGCTCCCTCCCCGCGTTCAGCGCGTATTCCCGGCAGGCATCCATCGGGGTTGCCCTCTGCCCCCACTCTTCTTGGTACATCGTCGCTCCTTTCTCAAACAGTGTCCGATAATCTGCGTTATGTTGCGTTCACTTGCCTTTCTTTTTCTTAAGCTGCCGCTTCTCGTCCAGCACCACCGCCCGGGTCACTTGGGTGAAGAACTCCCCCTTGCCCGCCAGCAGGGCGCACAGCAGCAACTCCAGGTCGTTGCGTTCCGGCCCCAGCGGCAGGCTGATGATCGCTGGCATGGCGAACTCGATCCGCTCCTTCAGTCCCCGGTAGCGCACCTCAACCGCGCACCACCGCTTCTTGCCATCGCGGTTTTCCACTTCCGTCTCCACGATCACGCTATTCTCGCTCATCGTTCCTCGCTTTCTGTTTGGTTTCCTCTTCCCACCCAGAGTGCCTGTCACCGGCAAATTGTCTCACACTCCGGGCAGCACTCCGCATGACAGTCCTCACCATTGGGCAGACTGTGAATGTCCCCCTCGGCGGGGTCGATCTGCTCCAGACAGACCCCGCACCAGTACTCCGCCATTAGAACCTCCTCGCTGGTGGCGCATACCCGAACCGGGCGAGTGCCTCCTCGCGGAACCGGTTGTAGGTGTCCCGCTCGTAAGCCTCGACCCGCAGGTCATCCAGATCGTGTTTGTCGATCACCCATGAGACCGCCTCGCTAGGCGTTTCCTCGTTGTCGAAAAAGCTCCGCAGGGTGGACTCCATCGGCCCGTCCTCGAGGGACAGCCCCGTCCGTGACAGCAGTTCACCCTGGTATTGCTTGACCCACACATCCCATTCCATGCTCAGTCTCCTTGCTGTTCCTTCAGGATTCTCTCCAGAACCGCGGTCCAGTCCTGCTCCAGACCCTCCTCGTACATATGGTCCACGATGGCGAAGATCGCCTCCATGAACTCGTACTGATGCCAGTCAAGCTTCAACGCCTTCTCGGCCTCGATGATCTTGACCCCCACCGACCCGATGTCGGACCAGATGCCCGGGGTGCCCGACCGGGAATCGCACTCCCGCTTGTACCAGTCCCCGTACCGTGCGTCCGTCATGAACTCGCTGGCAATCGCCGCAATCGTCTGGGCATCACACACCTTGATCATCACCCACCTCCTTTTTGTTGGCGTGGGCCAAGACATACTCGGCTGCCTCCGCCAGAACCATTGAGAAATTGTCGTTGTAGTAGTCCTTCAGGTAATCCAGAATGTCCCGCCACTCGCCGTCCCCGACCTTGGCCGGGTCGATCCCGACCAGCTCGAGGTCCTCGTCGGTCAGGAACAGGACCCCCTCGCCACCCCTGCGATCAAGCTGCATAGGCTTCGCCCCCCTCATGCCAGTGTTGGTATCGATCCGTCACCTCGACGATCCGGAAACTGTCCGGTTCCTCACCGATCTCTTTCCGGTAGTCCGTGTAGAACTCGGCCAGCTCCATGACCGCGTCCTCGAAGGTCTCGAAGACCACCGGACTGTCATCATTCTCCGACCAAGTGTTGAAGAAGCCCCCACCGATCTCCATCACCACGACGAACATAGTCTGCCCCCCAGTTTCCTGACGGTGTCCAGAGCCGCCTCCTCGCTGGAGAAGTCTCCCAGACTCTCGGACATCCCGTCCGGGTTGACCCCGTACACGCCCCAGAACAGATGCGTCCCCTCCTCCTTGTGGAACTCGAAGTGGTCTTCGTCCTCGATGTTGGAGATGCAGTCATCCCCGTCATTGAAACAGACCCGGATCTCGAACCCGATGTATTCGCCGGGTTGGTGGTCCCGGTCGAAGTCGTAGCGTACTTTCATCGTTTTCTCCTTTCACTGAGAGTGCCTGTCGGGGCAATATTGTCTCAAATCTCCTCCAGATCGACTTCCATCCCGGTGGTTTCCCCGTCCCACCTTTCCGCGCTGGCATCGACAGCCTCGTTGTAGGCTTGCTCCTCCGCCTCCTCCTGCGTGTTGGCCTCGATCTCAAACTCGATGCTCTCGATCACGGTGCGAATCACTGTCGCTTTGAACTTCTTCATCGTTCGCTCCTTTCGTTTGCGTTTTTCCTTCCGCACTGAGAGTGCCTGTCAGGGCGATATTGTCTCAACCACCCACCGCGGCCTGCTTGCTGTAGGCGCGTGGTCTATAAGTGCAGGTTCCCGGGTAATTGTCTCATGCTTGCTCAGCCAAATAAGCCGACCAGCCCTATCGGGCTGGGACAAAACCAAGACATTCAATAAGTGCAGCGGGTTTTCCTGGACAAAAAACAAATAAAAAAAGCCAGGGGGCTTTCGCCCCCCGGCCATGCGGGTTGGTTAGTCCCGCCCTAGGCGGGGGTGTTGTAGCTCACCCCCGCTTCGGTTGCTCAGACGGTCAACCGCTTCTGCTCGGCGACCTTCTTCACTATATCCCAGGTGATTCCGGAACGGTAGAGCACCTCCTTCTCGACCTGCTTCTCCAGCTTCTGGATCTTGGACATCGATTTGCGGCTCACCTCCTCGACCAGATGGCGCAGCCCCGTCCCGGCAATCTGGCTGATGGTCTCGTACCCGTCATGCTTGTTCAGCTTGACAGGCGTGACGCTGAGCCAGATCGCCCGCGGTTCCTCCTTGTAGTTCCAGTAGTTCAGGCCCCCCTTGGAGTAGGTGACCTTGATCTGGATATGGCTGAACTCTTCCGAACCCGTCACGGGAATCATCATTGCGCGGCCTCCTTTTCCTCGACGACCAGAACCTTCTGGCTCCCCACCACACACACCATGCCGTCATCGTACCGATACCCTCGGGCACCCGTCTTGACGGCCACCCCGGTCTTCAGACCCGGGAAAGACCATTCGCTCTCGAACCGGAACCGGCTACCGATGCTCAGTCTGGCGAATTGGATCGCCTCGGGATGTCTGTCTTTCATGATTGTCCTCCTAGTTGTGGCAGTTGTGGAACTCATCCTCGACCATGCTTCTCCAGTCACAGAACCCGTCGAAGTCCGTATCGCAGTCCGGACACTTCTCCCCGATGTTCTCAGCCGCCCACTCGTCAAGATCGTAGCTGGCTCTCTCCCCGTCCTCGATCTCCCACCCCTCGAAGCACCCATCGGTCGATGTCGCGACGATCCGGCCCTTCGCCCCCGGCGGGAAGAACTCCACCTCGGACAAGTTGCGGTGGCAGGCATGGGGGATCGAGATCACCCTTTGCTCCCGGTCGATGTTGGGGGTCTTGCTGATCCGGTCCCCGCCTCCGTCCAGGAAAAAATCCTTCTCGATCCAGCCCCCTTCCTCCAGAACGGACAGGACAGCGTTGAAATCCTCTTGGTCAGGGTAAAAAATCTCGCCGACCATCGTTGCGTAAAAACTCATGGCACTTCCTTTCGTTGACGAAAAGGGGGCGGGCACCATACCCACCCCCTGCTTACCGAAGACTAACCGAAGATCTTCCTCCACCAGGGCTTCGCCAGCTGGGCCTTGAGGGCGTTGATCTCGTCGATCAGCGGCCCCACCGCCCGGTTGACCTGATCGCGCAGTTCCCGGTCGATGTCATGGAAGGAACCGGTCAGCTTCTCCTCGACCACCACCTCGACCTTGCTGCGCAGCTCGATGTCCAGCCGATCCTCGATGTAGGTGTCGAGGATTTTCTGACTGTTCTCCCAGCGTTTCGCCAGCATCTCGCTCATCTTCTGGTTGGCGATCTCGGTCAGGTCTACATTCTCCGTGATGGTCTCGGTCAGGTTGACCTCCCTGCCGATGATCGTGCCCCAGTCCAGCTTCCGGACCTGTCGCTCGACGACCTCCTCCACCGAACAGGCGATGGCATCGTTGGCCAGATCCTCGAAGTCCACATGTTCCTTGACCAAGTCCCCCAGATCCACATGGTCCGTGACCAGCGATTCAAAGTCCAGCTCCTCCGCCGCCTCTTCCACCTTCTGGGAGATGTCGGCCTCGCTGATCCCTTCCTCGATGGTTTCCTTGACCAGAGCCTTCAGAGCGTTGATGAGTTCGTCCATTGTGTTCATCCTTTCTGTTCCAAAAACAGGGGGGCAGCACCTTGCCACCCCCCTCGATCAGAGTGCCTGTCCGGACAATATTGTCTCAATCGTAGTGTCGTCCACCGTAGACAGCTTCCGGCATCATATTCCCCACGGTCACGCTGTAGCTGGTTTGGTCAGGCTCGGGCAGGTAATCCGCATCCAGACCGCGGGCATCCAACCATTCCAGCTCGGCCAGACACCGCTCCCCGTGGCGGCGACGGGAAAGGCGGGTCAGCTCATCGGCCCGTTCCCGCACCTTCTCGGCCACCGCATGGGCCGTCTCCTCGTTGGGGTAGACGGCGTACTCCACCGGCTCGTGATCCCAGCCGTACCAGCCCCCCTCCTCGGGGCCACCGTAGTACTGGGTGTCCTCCCAGAGGATGACATACCAGCTTTCCCGGACCACCGCCTTGCGGTCCTGGACCACTTGCTCGAACGCTTCACGCATGTAGCTCATAGGATTTCCCCCTGCTCGTTTTGGTAAAAACTGCCCAGTTCCAGATCGTCACGGTAGTCGAACTGCAAATCTTCATCGTGGTCATCCAGACAGGGGCCGGGGATATAAGCATCCCCCTCCACCTCGAACCGCTTTGCCTGAATTGACTTGATTGCCGCCTCGACCAGCTCATCCTCGTTGGCGAATGCCTCAAGCGGCTTGTCCAACTCGATACTGATTCCAAGCCTTGCCCACACCGTGTGTTTCATACCTGACCCTCCTTGACTTCCAGAACCACCGTGTCCCCTTCCACCCGGTAGGGGATCTTCCCGGACAGCAACGCCACCGTCAGCTTGCGGTCCAGACCGTAGCCTTCGGCGAAGATGTTAATGAATGGGGTCCGCCCCCGTCCCTTGCTGGTTTGGTAGCCAGCCTCGGCATACCGTAGCATACCCGGCGTGTGAACCAGCGGATGACTTGTCAGAGTGATCTTCTTCATTTGCTTGTTCCTTTCAAAGAGGGGGGCGAAAACCCCCCTCAACCAGAGTGCCTGTCGAGACGATATTGTCTCAGTGGATGCCGATGGCGATGGTTAAACCGATCAGGCGACGAGACCCGCAGGCGTGCTCGTTACCGCTCGGACGCTTGATGCAGCTGCCGCACTTGCCGGGGCAGCTCATGGCCTTGCCAAGGCCCAGACGGCGGGCGGATTCCCGCACCGCGGCGTGGTATTCAGCGGATTTGAACCGCTTGTTGCCCATCTTGATGAACTTGGCATCAACGGGCACCGCCACAAACCGGCCCCGGGTGATCAGCAGTTGCTGCATCATCTCGAGGGTGACCTTGCGAACCCGCCCACCGCTGGACAGGTTCAGGACATAGTTGTCCGGCCACAAACCGGCGTAATCGTACAACTCATCCCAGCTCTTGCTGTAGCCGTAGGACACAATATCGGGCCGCAGGCGCAGCAGCTTGAACCAGAAGTCCACCGTCTCGGCGGAATCAAAATCCCCATCGACGAACAACCGCAGGGTGACACCTTCCGGCAGGGACAAGAACAGGTCCGCCACCAGATCCTTGCGGAACCGGTAGAGAATCGTGTTCATGACCTGACGAAAATAGGCTTGCGGATACCGCCACGCTTTCAGCGAATAGCAGAATTTAGCGCACGCCCCCTTCCCCGGGCAGCTGAACAGCGGCAGGACAGACCATGCGTAGAAGGGCAACTTTTTGTTGCCATCCGCCTTGATCACCTGCAAGGGTGGGGTGCTGACCTCGCCCTTGAGGTAGGCCAGCAGACGGTTGCCCCAGTCCACCCATCCGCTGTCGGCGGGTAAACCGTCCAGCGTGTTCTGGATGGCCTCGATGGCCTCCCATTCGGTTTTGGCGTGCGAGACCATATAGGCCAACCGCATCGCCTGATCCCGCTTGAAAGAAGCCGCCTTCTTGCGTTTCTTGGAAACAGCCATGTCATCCTCGCTACAAGTTATTGAGCGAAACCACCGCTCACTGAGAGTGCCTGTTGCGGCGATATTGTCTCACCGTGTTGGGCACCCTTTATTGAAGGCGGGCAATTTGTTGTTTTGCCCCCCTCAACCAGAGTGCCTGTCGTGAGCAAATTGTCTCATCGCACAAGCTTCTCGTTTGCTTTGGGCGTTTTGCCCTCGGCATTGAGAGTGCCTGTCGGAGGCAAATTGTCTCACTATCATTTGATAGCAGTTGTTGATGTGCGCGGGTAGGAGTGCGCAATCCCTTAGTGCAGGTCAGGTCGATATTGTCTCACTTGCTTGCTATCCATTATTGCCAACCGGCCCGAAGGGGCCGGTACAAAAACAAGAAGAAAAAAGAGGGGATGGGGTTGGCCAGGTGGGCCGGGATGGGGTGGGGGGCCAGGTTGGCGGGCCGCGGCGACGGGAAAATGTGGGCGTATCTATTAGTGCAGGTTGGGGCGTAATTGTCTCAAAACCAAATACAAATAAAAAAAAGGGGGAGGGGCTTTCGCCCCTCCCCCCTTGTGTCAGTCCAGCCTGGTCCACAATCCGTTGAACAGGTCCACCAGCGGTTGTCGGTCAGGCCCATTCAGTCCTTTGGACAATTTCTGTTTGGATGCTCTCGCCACTGCAAAATCCGTAAAGGATTCGCTCACGCTGAAATAGTGGCGGTAGCCCCGAACTATTGCCCAGTTGTCGTCCTCCCATTCAAAATCCCATGCGTAATCAAAAGCCCCCACCGAGATCAGGTGGGGGCGCCCCAGACTCTTGATTCTCATGCCGCGGTCCTCCTTTTCAGAACTTCGAGACGCCATTTCTCGTTCTTGTACAGGCTGTTGTCTGTCCGCTCGAGAAACTCCAGCGGGCAGCTGTAATAGTAGGGTCCCATGCACTCGTCCATACCCTTGTAGCCCCACCCCTGAGCCGATGGCTCGATCAGGTAGCAGCAGATGATTTCATTGCCGTCCCGTAGCGTGGCGACGGACCAGTGGACCCAGGTTCCCCCCTCCCATGCCATGGCCGAGGGGCCTTTCCGCCCCTCCATGATCATCTCGACCACCTGCTCCTTGCTCTTCCAACTCTGGCAATGCGTCCAACCCATCATGCACCCCCTTTCAACTCAAAGATCTTTTTCCAGCCCCGGACATAGTCCGGTGTGGTCGGGTGGTCCATCCACTCGATCATGGGGAACGACTTGGCCCCCACCTTGATTGATGCGCCGGGTTTGAGCCAGCTCCTGAACACCAGCAGCGGGCAGCTTTCGTAGTCGGCCGGACGATCCCCGAACCGGGCCACCAGACTCTGCCCACCCATCGACTCGCACAGGTAGAGATCGTATCCCTGTTCGGTCGTTCCGTAGAAAATCCCGTCTTCTTGCTTGGCGTGTTTCATCGCGTCCTCCACAAAGAAGGGGGCGGGCACCTTGCCCACCCCCAAGCGCTGACTTTACTCGGTCTCGACTTCCTCCTTCTTGGCTTCCGCCTTCAGGTCATAGATGAAGTGGCTGGCGATTTCATCCCAGTCTACTTCGGACAGCGCCGCCTCGATCAGGTCGGCATACAGCCCCTTGGTCAAAGGCTGTCCTTCCTCGATTTGTTGCCTGATCCGGTCGGCCAGCAGGCGCTGGGACTCTTCGGGGTCCTCCGCATCCCAGACATCTTCAGCAACTTCCCGCCAGTAGTCGTAGGACCCTTCTTCGTTGTCCATCCACAGGTTGACACACCAGGTTTCGTAATTCGTCCAGCCGTTGTAGCCCTTGCTCATTGGTAGTCCTCCAAGGTTCCCATAGAAAGAACAGCCGCCTCAATCAAAACCAAACCAACCGCCAGAGTGATCACAGGTAGCAGCATTGCTTTCCTCCGTTGGCGTAGGCTTTGGGGGGCGCCTTGCCCCCCTCAGCCAGAGTGCCTGTCAGGCCCAAATTGTCTCACATCACCGAAATCTCACCGTTGTCATCCGGGTAAAAGTAAGACGACCCCCACACATGGGCGGAGTCGGTCAGCGGTTGACCAGCCTCACCCCAATCACCATCCCAGAATCCGGCACCATGCCGATTCCTGGTCAGGTAAAAATCCTGCCCAGCAGCCTCCGCGTCCGTTCCGGCCAGCAGCTCGGCGTTTTCGTCGATGAAGCACCGACATTCCTCTCGGATGTTTTGTTTGGCTGCCTTGCTCAGATCGTCCGTGGTGTACAGACCATCCAGCGGCTCGCCGTTCTCATCACAGCAGGCCCACAAGCCGCACTTGATATAGGCGGCGACGAACAGATCAACAAAAAGCTTGTTCATTGCAAATCCCCCTTGTTAGCTAACCAAAACCGACGCATAAGGTCCGCCCAGATCACCGACTGGTCGGTCTTCCGGATAGTCCTTCACCTCTTGGATCACCTTGGCCACATCGGCGAAATCAAGGTAACCCCGAACATCTTCCCAGCTTGGCCCGTAAAACAACCGATCCCTATCGGAACGGTGAAGCAGGGCAATCTCAAACAAACCCTTGTAGCCACCGTAGCTGTCAGAGTGTGAGACAACCGACAAGCCGAAGCCGTTGTCGAACCAGAATTCACGCCTGTAGAAATTCTCTTGTTTCATCGCACGAATCTCCTTTGAACAAGGGTGAGGGAGCAAACCGCCCCCTCACCCAGAGTGCCTGTCAGACCGATATTGTCTCATTCATCATTCGATGAAGGGACCCATTTTCACGCCTTGCTCTTTCAGCAGGGCGCAGACTTCTCGAGGCATCGCAAAAACCCCGTCATAATCCACCAGCTCGCCGTCTTCGATCCAGAGACCGATTTCCGCATACTCATCCTGGTTATCGTCGTAGATTTCCGCAGAGCAGATGCCCCGGGATTCATTTTTCCAGATTTCCACCCAGACCCCGCGCTTGGGTTTGGTCAGGTTCAACCCGTTGGCGCTTACCGTGTTGATGATGCTTTCGGGGAAAAACTTCTTCGCAATCACTTCGGCCATTGTCGTGTTCCTTTCAAGAGAAGATCGGAGGGGGGAGCCTTTCCCCCCTCACTCAGAGTGCCTGTCAGCCCGAAATTGTCTCACGGATGACAACCACCTTGTTACCTTTCAGGGCCAGACCCTTGCGGGCCAGGTCCCTATGGAGTTGTTTCTTGGAGTCCCAAGAAAAAACCCCGTCGATAGAAATCAGCTGGTCGTGGAACAGCACACGCCAGACCTGAAAAATGTGGTCGAAACCGATACGCATGGAAGAACTCCCGTTAACTCGGTTGAGAGGTTTGGCCCCTTGCCGCCCCCTCAATCAGAGTGCCTGTCAGGTCAAAATTGTCTCACCGTTGAAGGTGGGCCTCAGCCTCTTCATAGGTCAGTACCCAATCGGTACCCTGATCGATGTAGGCGTGTTGCCCGGTTGCCGGATTGAAGCAGTACAGCAGGATGGCACCACTCCGCGCCTTGAATGGGGTTTCGGTTCCCCCACAGGCTGGCACCCATGCGTCAAGCTTGCGCTCGCAAGCAATGCGGAACTCTTCAGTTTGCACGGTAGAATCTCCAATTTGAGAGATGGGCCATTTCCCCCCCCTCAATCAGAGTGCCTGTCAGAGCAATATTGTCTCACCATAGTTTGCTATCAATTGTTAGCGTGGCGTGGCGTGGTTTGGCGATTGGTTCCTAGGTGCAGGTCAGGGCGAAATTGTCTCAATATCGCTTGCTATCATTTGATCTCGACCGGGCCAAATGGCCCGGTACAAAACACAAGACAGAATCTCAGGAATGGGTGGGGATTCCAGGGATGGCCCGGAGGGATGGCCCGGAGGGCGTGGCGGCGACGGTTGGAAGTGGGCGGTCCCCTTAGTGCAGATTGGAGCAATATTGTCTCAAAATAAAAAAATAAATAAAAAAAAGGGGGGAGGGGCTTTCGCCCCTCCCCCCTTTGGTTAGTCGTATTTCTGCCAGATCACTTTGCCATTCTTCCGGATCTCCATGAAATCGTAGATCGGACAGCTCGAAGCTAGGTCCAAATCCTTGCGGTAGTCCAGCGCGAGGGCCTCCCGGGCCAGACGCATGGCCGTCTTGGGGGATCTGGACCGCCCCACCCCTCGGAAGGTCCCCGAATGCCTGGGGTTGCAATAACCCGGATCCATGTAACCCTCTACGATCTTGACCTCAAACATGACAAACCTCCTTTGAGTGAACAACAAAACCCGGGGGACAGATCCCCCGGGCGAACCGGGCCGGTCAGCTCAGACCAGACTCCTTGACGATCTGGTCCCGGCATGGGTAGCACAGGTAAGCCCTGCCCTTCTCATGCTGGTTGAACATGCTGGACCTCTCGGACAGGTCCTTGAACTCCTTGCACCCCGGGCACCACATGAAACCGCCCTTCTTGTCCATGGTGGTGACACAGTTCAATGCCCGGTCATTGTCGGTCGGCTCGGCCAGCTCTTTCCCGTAGCCGCCCTCCGTGGCCTTGGGGGCGGGCAGGGCCTCCACCATCTTGGGAGGGGTCTCCGCGGCCTTGGCCTCCGCCTTGGCCCGGGCGATCCGGGCCAGTTGGCCCGCATACTTGGCCATCTTCTTCCGGGCGATGGCCAGCTGCTTTTCAGACAGGGGAACCGGGAACCGGCGTTGGCTTTCCGGCGTGCCATCCCACCTTGCCACCTGCTTGGCGAAACTGGACAGGATGCCAGCGTCCAGACCGTTGAACCCCACCCCGTTGTCCTCACTGGTGGTTTCGGCGTTCTGTTCCAGCACGGTTTGCCGGTCATAGATCGCCATCATGGCCCGTACTGGCCACACCCATGGCCCGGTCTGTATGTTGGCCTTGATCATCTCCGCAGCCTTGGCGAGGCTCTTGGTGGCGGTGGCGTTGATCTCTTCGGTCTTGAACATCGGTCTGTCCCCTTGGGGGTTGGTTGTGGTGGGGGTTGGCACCTTGCTTTCCCCCTCCGTCCAGAGTGCCTGTTAGGCCAATATTGTCTCAATATCTTTTGCTATCAATTGTTTGCTTGGCTTGGCCGTGTTCCTCTTGCTTTCCTAGGTGCATGTCCGGGGCAAATTGTCTCACGATCACTTGCTATCACATTATGTCAACCGGGCCAGTTGGCCCGGTACGGTTGGGGGCGGGCGATGGGGGCGGGCCAGATGCCAGGGGGCGGGGTCGCCCTGGTGGTGGGTGGCGGTCGGTGCCATGCCAGGGGCGGGCGGATGCCTGGGCAACGAAAAAGCCCGGGGTGCCTTTCGGCCTCCCGGGCTGGGTGGTGGTTAGGTTGTCGGGGGGGCGGTCCCCCCCCTTCCCCTCCGGGGTCATGCCCTGTTCTTGATGCGGTAGGTCAGGTTCAGCAAGGTGCAGAACCGGTACATGATCCGGACCAGCTCGAGCCGTTCGCCGATAATGTCTAGATCCATGTCGTCGGCAAGGTTGGCCCGGATGTGGCCCATGATCCGCCACAACATGGCATCGGTGATGCGGGAGCCGTTCGCCCTGCTGCTGCCCATGATCTCGTGAAATGGGGTCTCGGTCACCGTTTCACCTTTACGGGGTCGGCCTGCGCGGCTACCGCCAAACCGGGCAGCGAATCCGTAAACCCGGCGCAGGGGGTCAAGGTCGGCCTGAGGCTCCATCTCTTCCAGACTCATGGCGTGGGCCAGTTCCCGGACAAGCTTAAGGCGGGTGTCGCTTTCGGCCGTGTATTTGCCGATATCCTGCCTGTAATCGACGGGGTCGTGTTCGCCCAAGGCCACGGGTTTGCCGCTCTTGTATCGGCGGCAGTTTGCGCGGTGTCGGCCGTACACTTCCTCCCGGTAGATGCGGGCGGCGAGTCCGGCCATAAATGCGGCCATGTTACGATCCCGGCATTCCGGATTCTCCACCACCTGCCGACAGTGGGGCAGCTCCTCGCCGTTGTTGATGTACTCCAACATCTTGACCCATGCCCGGCCGGATGCGGCCTCCGCTGCGGCGTAGGCGTCGCCATCCTGACGATTCCCACGGGCGTGGGCGGCGATGTAAACCCCTCGGCCTAGGTCCCTTTCCTCCCGGGGTGCGCTAAAATGCTCGGCCGCTGTCTTGCCGGTGCTATATTTGAGCAAGTTTGCGCTAGGATTTGAGATGCCCAAGGCACGCCGGACAAGTGAACCAGTACGGGCGGAAAACCGGGTCTCGGGTATGGTGACCTCCACCACGATGGCGAAGTGTGCTCGGGCCTGCTCGATCAGTCGGGCGGCATGCTCCGGGGTGGGGGCGGTGCTGGCCTCCTTGGCAAGCCGATAGGCTTCTCGGTAGGCGTTGACGGCTACCCTCTCCGGGTCCTTGTTCCGGTCGATGGGGTGGGCGGGCAGGTGTGCCCACGGGTCAGCCGCTCGCCTCACCTCCGCCTCTTCTCGCCGGTTGATCGCCTTGCGGCGCAGATTCTCCCGGCGTGCGGCCTGCTTGGCCATGCGGGCCACCTTGCGGGCCATCTTCTCTGTCTTCCCCCTCCGCTCCGCTCTCACCTTGGGGGTGGGGTCAGCTGGTGGGGGCAGTTGGGCGGCGGTCACGATGGCGGCGGCCACGGTTGCGGCCTCGGTGCGGGGAATGCTCCGGGCATAGGATCCGGCAAACTCCGGGAACAGCTCGCCTTGGGCTACCCTCGCCGCTATTTGGGGCATGGGGGCGGAAGTGGTGCGGAAGCTGGTAAAAAGCTCGGTCTGTCGCATCGGTCGAAACTCCAAGGGCTACAATCTCCGGCGCCCACCTCGGGGCCGGTGATGTATTTATCGGCTTTCCGGTTGGAAATGTCAATCTGAAAATATCTCAGGTGCCCCCCCTGTTTGGGGGTGGTTCGCTCCTTCCCGGTGGTGGAGCGGTGGGGGCGAAAATCCTGCTATCTCGAGATAGGGTTTTTATCTTTTGATATATCGATATATCCGAGGGGTGCCCGGGCGCGGGGGGTCTATACGCGACAAGCCCCCAAACCCCTAATGTCTCACCCGCGCCACCCTAGTCGCCCTCTTCCTTTGCTTTCTCCCACGCCTCAACTATCTCACTCGGCACAGGCTTCACCTGCTCCTCGCGCAAGCGGTACTTGATCAGACCCAGCCTCGCCCTGGCGTGCTCAATCATCCGCACGTTGAACTTGACTCCGTATACCTTCGTCAAGAACGCCGCGATATCTTTGTCTTCCATCCTCTGAAAGTTGTTCCGAAGGAACTGGTACATGCGCTCGGTCCATTGGATCATGGGGGTATGTCCTTATTGGTTACTACTTTGTAGACGACTGTTCATAACATTTTACGAGTTTTGCAATGAACAACGATCACTTTAAAGAACCTGCTCCGCAGGATATAGCGTCGACAGTCAAGAGCAGGCCAGGCGAAGAGCTAGCCGAGACCGTCAAGGCTGAACTGAAGTTGCCTGACCCACCTTCTCACGTCGTCGCCAAGCTTTTGCAGGAAGATGATGAGTCCACCGAGGAGTCGCCTCGTGGCCCTGCCTGAAGGTATTAACGAAGAAGAGTTCCTTGAAGCTGTCAACAAAGCCTGCGACGTCTTAGCCAAATCCTTCTCCTTCGGATATTTCGACTCCGACGACATCCGCCAAGAGGCTTTCATCTTCGCCATGGAAGCCGTGGTCCGCTACGACAGCTCTCGCCCGCTCGCCAACTTCCTCTACACACACATCAAAAACCGGCTGATCAATTTCAAGCGGGACCGATTCCACCGGAACGACCCGCCGTGCCAGCTGTGCTCGGCCGGTGGCCGTCATGAGGACGGTAACCACTGCGCCAAGTTCATCGCCTGGAAGAAGCGCAACTCCGCGAAGCAGAGTTTGATGCGCCCCGTCGATCTCGGTGACCGCGACGATGTCGATGCCATCTGCGAGGACCTCACCGAGTCGCTGAACAAGGACGAGATCATCGCCAAGATCGACATGTTCCTCCCCGCCGAGATCCGGTCGGCCTACCTCCGCATGAAGTGCGGCGAATCCGTCCCCAAAGCCAAGAGGGAAATGGTTCTGAAGTGCATCCGGGAGATCCTGTCGTGATCAAGAAAGGCCAGCTATCCAACGCCGAGAAGGGCTTCATCCGCGCCAACTCCACCAAGATGAACGCCATCCAGATCGCCGAACGCCTGAACCGTTCCGAGAAGCAGGTCCTGAACTACCTGACCGAACATAGCCTTCTACCTGTCGACGCCGCCATCCGCCCCGAGACGGAAACCCAGCAAAGCCTGCTGGAGGCCCGCCACAAGCTGCGCCAGACCATGGCCTGGAAGCAGCTCAAGGACGAACTCGACGAGGATGAACTGCTCTACTTCGAGGAGAAGTACGCCCAGTACATGACCCAGTTCCGCGAGGACGTCCTCGTGACCGAGGAGACCCAGATCTTCCTGGTCATCAAGCTGGAGATCATGATGCACCGCAACAGCAAGGCGAAGAAGAATGCCAACCAGGATATCGCGAGACTGTCCAAGCTGCGCGACAACTTCCTGCGCCGCTACGATGACCCCGCCATGATGGACGAGTCCGACCGCGACTATGTCATGGGCATCGAGACGCAGATCCAGGCCTGCAAGTCCGCCGAAGCCGCCCGCTCGACCGAGTTCATCAAGCTCGAAGAGAAGCACCAGGCGCTGCTCAAGGATCTCAAAGCGACCAGGGATCAGCGTGTGTCACGCGTGGAGTCCTCACGGGAGACGTTCTTGGGAACGATTAAACGGCTCCAAAATGAAGACGAAAGGGAGTTCGCTGGACGGCACATGGAGCTGCTGCGCAACGCAGCAGACAGGGAGAACAAGCGACTGGGTTCCGCACACACCTTCGAGGATGGGGCAGAGGATCTTCCGGTACTCAACGCCGAGACGATTCTGAGCGACGACTAACGGGTGTATTACCCATAGAAGGCTGGTGGAACTATGAAAAAAGACGAGCGTTTTACAGTTATCAAGGACACGCGGGAGCAGGACGGCTGGACCTTCGGGGCTGGCAAGTCGTGCGCCGGGATGGACATCGGCACGCTGAAGACGGGCGACTACACGCTGAGGGGGTATGAGAATATCCTCACGATTGAGCGCAAGGGATCGGTCGCCGAGTTCGCCGCCAACATCACGCAGGACCGGTTCGTGCGGGAACTGGAGCGGATGCGGGAGTATGAGTTCGCCTTCATCGTGCTGGAGTTCACGCTCGACGACATCATGCGGTTCCCCTACGGCTCCGGCCTGCCCAAGTCGAAGATCCCCTTCGTCCGCGTCCGCGGCCCCTTCATCCTGCGCCGCCTCATGGAATTCCAAATCAACTACCCCGTGAAGATCATCCTCGCCGGACGCCACGGGATGGATGTCGCCCACCATATCTTCCGGAGAGTACTCGATGCCAAGTCACCCCAAGGAACAGGACCGGATCAAGAGGCTGATTGAGCACGCCTGGCTCCTGTCCGAGAGTGACATCGCGCATGTCACCCCCACTACCCCGGTGGACCAGTTGGAGGGCCTGATCTCTCTTCCTGTCGACGCTGCGCACCCGCTGCGCAGTATCGGGCACCGGGAGATCCAGCCGGAAGACCTGATCCGGATCATGCGGGACCCGAACTATTTCCCGTTCACCTGCAAGTTGCTGATGGGCATCGACATCATGCCCTTCCAGCATGTGATTCTGCGGGAGCTTTGGACGCGACCGTTTCCCATGCTTATTGGCTCGCGTGGACTTGGAAAGTCCTTCATCCTGGCTTTGTACTCGATGCTGCGCCTGGTCTTCACGCAGGGATCGAAGGTGGCCGTCATCGGCGCATCGTTCCGGCAGTCGAAGGTGATCTTCGAGTACATGGAGAAAGTCTGGGCGGACGGGGCAATCCTGAGGGACCTGTGCGGTACCGGCAAGGGGCGGGCGGGTCGTGAGCAGGGGCCGAGACGGGATGTCGACCGCTGCGAGATGATCATCGGCGATTCGGTTGGTATCGCTATCCCGTTGGGCAACGGCGAGAAAATTCGCGGTCAGCGTGCGAATTACATTGTGGTGGACGAGTTTGCGTCAGTCCCCGAGGACATTTACCAGAATGTGGTCCGTGGTTTTGCGTCGGTGAGTGCCGATCCGGCCTCCGGTGTGCGGCATCAGGCCAGGGTTCAACTGTTGAAGAAACTGGGACAGTGGACCGACGAGGACAATCGGGCCGAGGCCCGGGTGATGCGTTCCAACCAGAACATCATCTCCGGGACCGCCTACTACTCGTTCAACCACTTCTACAAGACCTGGAAGACCTACAAGGCGTTCATCGAAAGCTGCGGCGACAAGAAGAAGCTGGAGGAGATCTTCGACGGCCCCGTGCCCGAAGGCTTCGACTGGAGGGACTTCTCGATCATCCGCATCCCCGTGGACATGCTGCCCAGGGGCTTCATGGACGAGAAGCAGATCTCTTCCGCCCGGGCCACCCTCTCCAAGAGCAACTACATGATCGAGTTCGGGGCCTCATTCGCCACCGACTCCGAGGGATTCTTCAAGCGCAGCCTGATCGAGTCGTGTGTGGTGGGGCGTCCGGACAGCCCGATCGTCCTCAACGAGGAGACCATCGAGTTCTCCGCTTCCTTGATGGGTGATGATGTCCCCCATGTGATCGCAGTCGACCCGGCCTCAGAAAGAGACCATTTCTCCGTCGTCGTCCTTGCACTCTATCCCGATCACCGACGCCTTGTCCATTGTTGGACGACCAACCGGAAGAGTCACAAGGAGCGCCTCAAGCGCGGGGTGGTGAAAGAACAGAACTTCTACGCCTTCTGCGCCCGGAAACTGCGCGAGCTGATGCTTGCCTTCCCGAACGTGGAAGTTTTGGGGATTGACTCGCAGGGTGGTGGCGTGACGGTCGAGGAATCGCTGCACGATCTGGAGAAGCTGAAGGAGGGGGAGATGCCCCTCTGGCGGGAAATCGATCCCGACCCCAAAAAGCACAAGGACAGCGACAACAAACCGGGCCTGCACATCATCCGCATGATCAATTTCGCCGACGGCAAATGGATCGTCGATGCCAACCACGGTCTCCGCAAGGACCTGGAAGACAAGGTCTTGCTGCTCCCCGCCTTCGACACCGCTGCGCTGGGCCTCGCCTACGAGGAAGACAAGGCGGCGGGCCGTATCGTGCTGGAGGACGGGGATGAGATCTCGCTATACGACACGCTGGAAGATGCGGTCGTGGACATCGAGGAACTGAAGGACGAACTGGCGAGCATCGTCCACACCGCCACTTCGGGCGGCAGGGACCGGTGGGATGTGCCCGGTGCCAAACTGCCAGGCTCCAAGGTGGGCAAGCAGCGCAAGGACCGTTACTCGGCCCTACTGATGGCCAACTCCATCGCTCGCACCATCCAGCGCACCGATGCCCCCCAGGAGTACCACCCGGTGGGCGGTTTCGCTTCGGAGATCAAGGATGCCGACGGCGATCTCTACATCGGACCCTCCTGGTTTGTCGAGGCGACACGGGGAGAGTACGGCGCAGCGGTGGGTAGGGACGGTGTAGAACTAGCAGACCCAACTGCATAGGGAATACAATCCAAATGAGCGACAAGAAGCCCCTTTTCGTCACCGCTGACCAGGCCGATCAGGCCTACCGTGACGGCGAGGTGATCCAGCATAAGACCACTGCTGGCAACACGTTCCGCAATATCAGCCAGCCCAATGTGTCGGTGCGGGAAGGCTTTGATCGGCGCGATTACGACTTCTTCCGCCCCGGCGAACAGATTCCCACCAAGGATGTCGACATCATCGGCGCCTGCATGCAGGCCTACGACCGCATCGGCATTGTGCGCAACATCATCGACATGATGGCCGAATTTGCCTGCCAGGGCATCGACCTAGTCCACCCAAACCCCCGCATTGAGAAGTTCTTCAAGGAATGGTTCTCGAAAGTCAACGGCAAGGAGCGCACCGAACGGCTGTTGAACATGCTCTACCGCGCCGGGAATGTCGTGGTCAAGCGTTCGACCGCCCGCCTCGCTGACGAGGATGCCGCCGCCCTCCAGCGTGGCAAGGCTGCGGATGTCCGGCCCGACATCGCCAAAGCACCCGACCCCATGGAAATCCCGTGGGAATACACGATCTTCAACCCACTTTCCGTCGACGTGTTCGGGCAGGAACTGGCTCCGTTCTTGGGCACGAAGTATTTCCGGTACGGCGTGCGCGTTTCCGAAATTGTCAGCAAGAAGATCAAGAAGCCCGAAGCCACCATCGAAAAGCAGATGATGACGAAGCTGCCCCGCGAGGTGCTGAACCTGGCCAGGCAGGGCGGGAAGATGATCCCCCTCCCCCCGGAAAAAACCGTCGCCATCTACTACAAGCGTGATGACTGGCAGGTCTGGGCACGCCCCATGACCTACGCCATCCTTGAAGACCTGATCATGCTGCGCAAGATGAAGCTGGCTGATCTTGCCGCTCTGGACGGTGCCGTCAGCTACATCCGGCTCTGGAAGCTGGGCAGCCTGGAACACCGCATCCTGCCCACCGAAGCGGCCATCGCCCGTCTGGCCGACATGCTGATGAACAATGTCGGCGGCGGTTCGATCGACCTGATCTGGGGTCCCGAGCTGGAACTCCAGGAGACCTCGACGGACATCTCCAAGTTCCTGGGTGAGGAAAAATACCGCCCGATCCTGAACAACATCTACGCCGGTCTGGGCATCCCGCCCGGGCTGACTGGTCTGCCTTCCCCCGGCGGCTTCGGCAACAACTTCATCAGCCTGCAAACGCTGGTCGAGCGGCTGCAATACGGTCGGGACATCCTGATCAAATTCTGGTCGAACGAGATTCGCCTCGTGCAGCAGGCGATGGGCTTCCGGCTCCCCGCCCAGGTCGTCTTCGACCAGCAGACCCTGACCGACGAGGCTGCGCAGCAGCGCCTGTTGATCGATCTGGCAGACCGCGGGCTGATCTCCGACGAGGCACTCCAGGAACGCTTCGGCCTGATCCCCGAGATCGAGCGCGTCCGCACCCGCCGTGAGGCCCGCATGCGCGACAACGGCAATCTCACCCCCAAGGTCGGCCCGTTCACGACGGACACCAAGGAGGCGGTCAAGAAGATCTTCGCCCAGAACGGCCAGATGACCCCCGAGGACTTTGGCATCGAGGCGACCGGAGCACCACCCGCACCGAAGGGTCAGCCATTTGGCGGCGACGAGCCAAAGGGCCAGCCAGGACAGGGTCGCCCCCCGGGATCGAACGACACCCAGCCCCGCCAGCGCCGGGAAGTCAAGCCGGAGAAGCCCGCACAGGCGGAGTACGCCGCAGCTTTTGTCTGGGCAGACTCGGCGCACAAGCAGGTCTCCGAACTGACCCAGCCCGCCTACCTGAAGTCGATCGGCAAGAAGAACCTGCGGGAGGCTTCCTCCGAGGAGATCGCCGCCCTCGAAGAGTTCCGCTTCGCCGCCCTCTGCCAGTTCTCCGTCGGCGATGAGATCACCAAGGAGAAGTTGAAGGAAGTCCTTTCCAAGCCGATGGTGGTGCCAGCACCGATCCAGGCGCTCCACAAAGAGACCCTCGCCAAGTTCATTGCGGCCAAGGGAACCACGCCTTCGGCTGAGGAGCGTCGACGGATAGAAGCTTCTGTTTACGCCGTCTATTCAGTTCTTTGATTTGTCCAATGCCCCGCCCTCCCCGGTGTAAAAACCGAGGGAGGCTTATTTCACCATGAACATCGCCGTTTATAAAGCTGAACTTGAAGATGGCCTTGAGGAGCAGATCCGGGCCAATGCTTCCGTCGCTTGGCTCGCCGATGCGCACACCTGTGCGGCGTTTGAGCTGAATGGCACCACCCAGGCGCATCTTCTCGCCAAAGCCGAGAACCGCGACCAGGTCGACCTCCACTACCTGCGCACCATCATGGTGACCGCCGGTTGGAACCTCAACGACGACATCTTCACCCCGCAGGACATGTGGCTCGCCAAGTCCAGCCCCGAAGACAAGCCGTTCAACTACATGCACGAGCAGCACGACATCATCGGCCATATCACGAAGGCTGTCGCTGTCGACGACTCCATGCAGCCGATCCCCGACGAGACGCCCGTCGAGCAGCTGCCCGACCACTACCACATTGCCACCAACGCCGTCCTGTACAAGTTCTGGGAGTCGAAAGAACTCCAGGGCCGCATGGACAAACTGATCGCCGAAATCGATGAGGGCAAGTGGTTTGTTTCGATGGAAGCCCTGTTCTACGGTTTCGACTACGCGGTCAAGACCGCCAAGGGCATGCGTATCATCGAACGTAACGAGAAGACGGCTTTCCTGACCAAGCACCTTCGGGCCTACGGAGGCAAGGGGGAGTTTGAGGGATCAAAGCTTGGCCGCGTCCTGCGGCGGATCGTGTTCTCCGGGAAGGGACTGGTTAGTAAGCCCGCCAACCCGGAAAGCGTAATCCTCGGGGCCAGTAAGGCTTCGGGGTATGAACTTCCCAGAGAGGAGACTCACACCATGAATGCTGAAGAAGTCCAAAAGATCGAGGCGGAAGCCGCTGAGGCCAAAGCCAAGAACGAGAAACTGGAAGCCGAACTGGCTGCCGCCGCCGAGAAGCTGGCGAAGATCGAAGCCGAGCAACGCCTGGCCCGCCTGACCGCCTCGGTGGTCGAGAAGCTGGAAGCCGAGCAGGCCCACGCAGCGGCCATCGCCTCTGTGCTGTCGGCGTTGTCCGACGAGCAGTTCGACGCCGCCGTCGCTGCCACCAACGACTATCTCGCGGCCAAGCTCGCCGCCTACAAGGAAGCGGCCAGCAAGGCCAAGGCTTCCGAGGACCTGACCGCCACCGTCGAGACCCTGAAGGCTCAGGTGGAAGAGTTGAAGAAGGTCGCAGCCGAAATCACCCCCGCCCCCAAGGGCCTTGGCGAGGCGACTCCTCCCAAGCCGACCCCTGTGGCGACCATCCCCATGGAAAAGGGCGCTGTGCCCCCGGAAGCAGCCCCCGTGGTTGCCACCGTTCTTGAAAACGTGATCCCGAGTGAGGAACCGGCCCTCGCGGGGACCGTGGCCAACCAAAGTGTGAACAAGGTGGCCGCTCAGATCGCTGCGTTCTTTGGCGCAGACGAAGCTGAGAGTAAGACTGACGCCGAGTAATTTTCTCACCCACAAGGAGACGAGAGAGATGGCACTTAAACCTGATCGTCACATTCTGGAGACCGACATCTCCCTCGTGTGCAATGATGTCCACGAGAAGGGAGCAGTTCTGGTCTACAGCACCGCTGGTAGCGGCACCGCGCTGTATACCCCCGGTGTGGCCACCCTGGCTGCTAACCCCTCTGGCAAGGTCCCCGCAGGCGTCAGCCTCGCAGCCTTTGTCAACATCGACCAGACCCGTCAGAAGAGGAACTTCCAGCGCGATGAGCAAGTCATCGGCGAGAAGGCTCCCCTGCTGAAGAAGGGCTGGGTCGTCACCGACATGATCGTGTCCGGCCAGGCCGCCTCGATCGACGCTGGTGTGACCGCCTACCTCGGCGCAAGCGGCAAGCTGACCACCGTGGCCAGCACCAACCCCAAAGTCGGCCAGTTCGCCAACAAGGTGGACGCCGAAGGCTTCGTGAAGGTCTACATCGACCTTCCCGCTGTCTAATCCGGTAACCTCTCAAGGAGATCAGTAAGATGAAGAAGCCCAGTGATGAGATGGTTGCCCTGCTTCGGCGTGCTGGCGACCACGGTTTCGAGACTGCCAGCGCAGCCCAGGCTGAACTGGCCAAGGCCCTCACCATGCCCCTCCGTCAGGGCATCCTGAAGGGTGACATCGTCAGCGGCATCTACCAGCCGATTTACTTCGCGCCCGGTACCGCTGTTGAGTTCCCCCTCGACTTCCTGGCTCCAGGAACCGAGAAGGACTTCGTGGCCTACACCGTGCCTGCTCAGGGTCGCATCCCCGAGAAGCACGTCAGCGGTGACTTCGTGATGGTTCCGACCTACGAAGTGGCCGACTCGATCGACTTCGCCCTGAAGTACGCTCGTGACGCCCGTTGGGACATCGTGGGCCGCTGCATGCAGGTCCTCGAGGCTTCCTTCGTCCGCAAGATGAACGACGACGGCTGGCGCACCATCCTGTCGGCTGGCAACAGCCGCAGCCTGACGGTGTACGACAGCGCCGCGACCCCCGGCCTGTTCACCAAGCGTCTCGTGGCCCTGATGAAGACCATCATGCGCCGCAACGCTGGCGGTAACAGCACCTCGGTGAACCGTGGTCAGCTGTCCGACCTGTACCTCAGCCCCGAGGCCCTGGAAGACATGCGCTCCTGGGACCTGAGCCAGGTCGACGACTTCACCCGTCGCGAGATCATGCTGTCCGGCGAAGGCAACGGTGAGTACGGTCTCACCAAGATCTTCGGCGTGAACCTGCACGACATCGACGAGCTGGGCGTGGGTCAGGACTACCAGTCCTACTTCATCGACACCCTCGGCGGCACCCTGGACTTCGGCACCGGCAACGACGAGAAGCTCGAGCTGGTCGTCGGCCTCGACCTCACCAAGGACGACTCCTTCGTGATGCCGTGGCGCCAGGAAATCGAAGTGTTCGAGGACCCCACCTTCCATCGTCAGCGTCGCGCTGGCTTCTATGGCTTCGGTGAGTACGGTTTCTCGATCCTCGACAACCGCCGGGTTCTGCTGGGCGCCCTGTAATAGGAAGCCCGACAAAGCAACTCACGCGAGGGCAGCCGCAAGGCTGCCCTTGTGCTTTATAAGGTGTAAATTCCGGTGGAGGATACAGATGAACGCCTACCGGATCGTCACCCGAATCCAGGACCAGGACGACTTTACTGGCGTCCCGCAGTCCGGACAAGTCGTTTACTTTGACGCCTCCTCCGGCAAGTTTACCCCTGCCGATCTCCTGCCGCTCATCCCCCCGGTTGGCAGGACCCTTTCTGGCTTAACGGACGTTCAGGTGGTGGCCCCGTCTGGCAATGACGTCCTCATGTACCGCTCTGGCGACCAGAAGTGGACGAACGAACACATTCTTGACGGAGGCAACTGGTAATGGCGAACACGATCAGGATCAAGCGTAGGACTTCGGGGGCGACCGGTGCCCCGTCATCCCTGTACAACGCCGAGTTGGCCTTCAACGAAGTCGACAAGACACTCTACTACGGCTACGGGACAGGCGGGGCGGGCGGCACTTCCGGTTCCGTCATCGCCATTGCGGGCGAAGGGGCCTTCCTGGCGTTGTCCGGGGCCGGGACGGTCAACCTCGGGCGGGCCATCAACTTCACCGGGACGCTGGACTTCCAGGGTACCACCACCGCCCTGACGGTCACCGCCAACGACAACAGCACGAAGGTCGCCACGACCGCCTGGGTTCGCAACCAGGGCTACATCACCGACAACCAGACGATCAATGTCTTCGGCGATGCGACCGGCTCGGGCACGACTTCCATCACCCTGACGCTGGCCAACTCCGGCGTGACGGCTGGCACCTACACGAAGGTCACCGTCAACAGCAAGGGCCTGATCACCTCGGCCACCACGCTCGCCGCCTCCGACATCCCCACGCTGACGGCCTCCAAGATCTCCGACTTCGACACCCAGGTCCGCACCTCCCGCCTGGATCAGATGTCTGCGCCCTCTTCGGCGCTCAGTCTGAACAGCCAGAAGATCACCAGCCTGGCCGACCCCACCAACGCCCAGGACGCCGCCACCAAGAACTATGTCGACTCGACCGCCCAGGGGCTGGACCCCAAGGGTTCCGTCCGGGTCGCCACGCAGACCAACCTCAACCTGTCGTCGCCCGGTTCGACCATCGACGGCATCACGATGGTGTCCGGCGACCGTGTGCTGGTGAAAACCCAGACCGCCCCCGCCCAGAACGGCATCTATGTCTTCAACGGGTCGGCAGCCGCCATGACCCGGGCCACCGACGCCAACTCAACCAGCAACCTGACCGCTGGCGCGTTCGTGTTCGTCGAGGAAGGCTCGGACGCCAACAACGGCTATGTCTTGCAGAAGCCGACCGGGTCGTATGTCCTCGGCACCAGCAGCCTGACCTTCGTGCAGTTCAGCGGCACCGGCCAGATCACGGCGGGCGCAGGCTTGACGAAGACCGGCAACACCGTCGATGTCGTCGGGACCGCCAACCGCATCACCGTCAACGCCGACTCCATCGATATCGCCAGCACCTACGCTGGCCAGAACACGATCACCACGCTGGGCACCGTCGCCACGGGCACCTGGAACGGCACGACCATTTCCGTGTCCTACGGTGGCACGGGCGCGACGACCCTGACCGGCTACCTCAAGGGCAATGGCACATCGGCCTTCACGGGTGTCTCCACCATCCCCGGCTCGGATATCTCCGGCAACATCAGCGGCAACGCAGCCAATGTGACCGGCACGGTCGCCGTGGCCAACGGCGGTACGGGAGCCACCACCCTGACGGGTATTCTCAAGGGGAACGGCACATCCGCCATTTCGGCGGCTGTCGCTGGCACAGACTATCTCGACCCTAACAGCACCCTTGACGGCGGCTCGTTCTAATGCCCAACCTGATCCGGCTGAAGAGAAACACCTCGGCGGGGGTGTCCCCCGCTGCGGGTTCTCTGTCGACCGGCGAGTTGGCGATCAACACAGCAGACGGCGTCCTGTTCACGAAGAATGAATCGGGCACCGTCCTCAGACTCGTTCCGTTCAACCAGTACGGCCTTCTGGTCGTCGGCACCGGGGCGACAGCCCGCTCCGTCACCTGCAATGCCTATGCGAACGGCAATTTTGCGGCGACGGGAGACGCCCAGTATCGAGTTGGCATCCTGCGTTCCTCCACCACGACGGCCACACCCGCCGAGTTGTCGCTGGATGGCACGACCGCCTCCAACTCCAACACCTTCGTCCTCCCCAACAACGCCACCTTCCATTTCGACATCCAGGTGGTGGCCCGCAGGACGGACACGACCGGCGAGCATGGGGCGTGGCATTTTTCGGGCTGTGTTTCCCGCGATGCCACCGCAGGCACGACCGCCATTGTCGGGACCGTCGGCAAGACCACGGTGGCGAAGACGACCGATGCCTGGGATTGCAATGTGACCGCCGACTCCACGAACGGACGACTGGCTGTCACCGTCACGGGCCAGGCTGCCAAGACCATCCGGTGGGTCGCTACCGCCAAAATCACGGAGGTCACGGCCTAATGGCTAAAAGAATCGACCAGCTGGGCGACCGCACACCAGTCAACAACGACTGGGTGGTCTCGACGATCACCAGCGGACCAGCGACCCGCTCCAGACTCTACCAGTTGATCCGCAACGGCCTCGACCAGTCGGTGGACACGGGCGGCAATTCCCTGCCCATCATCGGCCCCGAAAGGACGGTCACGGGATCGGGCGGACACATCCTGCTGGTTCCCGGCAAGAAGGCCGGTGGACCCGGCAACGCCCCGTCCGACTACTACGGGCGGGTTTACTTCGTCGCCTCCGGTGGCACCTCCCCCACCAATGCCGACTTCTACTTCGCCTTCGACACCGACAAGGTTCTGCTGGTGTCTGGCCAGACAGGTTCGGGCAAATCGATCCTCCTCCAGAGCGGCACCTCCACCCTCTGCTC